GTATTACTCAATAACATCAGTTTTATTTATCATATATTCCCATAGTGGTTTGGGACACTCTTAATTATGTAGTTGCTTATTTTATAAATTACAATACCTAATATAGTGAGGTATATGCTTATAGATGTATGTTTAGTTATGCTAAAAGTAGATAAGTGCGAGAAAATCACTATTTTAATAGACAAAATAAGGGAAAAGTATGTATTATAGAAATTAGAAAGGAATTAACACTATGAGAAAGGCATTATTATTAGGACTTACTTGTTTATCATTATTAGGTTGTGGTGGTGTTAATACATCAACAAAGGTAAATGGTTATAAAGAATACACTAATGTTGGTTATTACTATAACGATGACTTAACATATACAGTTGAGTTAGAAGATAAGCAGTATACTTTGTCTATTGATAAGGTTTATTGGGCGAGAAAGTATGACGCTAGAATAAATAACAAGTTCTATGTTGGTGTAGATAAGAAATTAGTGATTTATAGCTTATAATGTTTCTATTTTTTATTTTTATTTATATCTTAATAGGAACAACAAGTGCGTGTGTTTATGCTTATGTTGGGGAAACATACCCATTAGTGATTACCTATTTTAGTGTCTTTATCATCATTTGTATTATTATTGAGTGGAAATATGGAGATAAAAATTGACTTTGTAGTGCCTTATGTGAATAACAACGATCCAGTATGGAAAAAAGCATATATGGACTATTTTGTTCGTGTTGATCCAAAAAGATTAGCGAGTATGAGAAATGGTAGATATGAAGATATTGGTTTAATTTACTATCAATTACAATTAGTGAATAAGTTTATGCCCTGGATCAATACTATTTACTTACTCTTATCTAATAAAGAACAGGTTATACCTAGTTTATTACCGCCTAATGTGAAAATCGTGTTGCATAAAGAGTTTATACCAAGTAGGTATCTGCCTACATTTAATAGCACTACGATAGAGATGTTTTTACCTAACATTAAGGGTTTAAATGAGTATTTTATATACGCTAACGATGATATGATACCTATTAAACCACTCTCAATTACGCATTTTTTCAACGAAAATGGGCGATTAAGAATAAATTGGAAAGAAGAAGTTGAGCAAAGACAAAGCATAATGTTCAAAAATCAATGTATTAACTCATATCAAAATGTTTGTAAGGCGATAGGTGTGAAACCAGATAGAGAGTTATTAAGACCATTACATAGTTTTACACCAATGCGATTAAGTCATGCGAAAGAGATACAAGCGTTGATGAAAGACTATGTTTTACCTCAAATTAGAGCGTATCGCACCGATAATCAACATAATCAATACATCTTCCCTGTATATGAACATCTAAAATATGGGACTGAACCCACCAAAATTAACTTTTATTACACTCAATTAGATGAGAATAAAGAAAAATTACTAGAAAAAATGAAAGAAAGCGACATCATTTGTGTAAATCTAGTAAAAGATAAGAAAAATGGCGAATTAGTGTTAAAGGAATTAGAGAAATTATGCGAGTAGTTATATGTGCGTTAGCAAAAAATGAGCATTTATATATCAATGAGTGGGTAAATCACTACGCTAAATTAGGTTTTGATAAGATTTATCTTTATGATAATGATGATGTAAAATGTAAAAAATACATTGGCGATTACATTGATAGAAAAGATTTAGTGGAAATAATAGATATTCGTGGGCAAGTGAGAGAAAATCTACAACACGATGTCTATACCGAGTTCTATAACACTCACACATTTGATTATTGTTTATTCTGCGACATAGATGAGTTCTTGGTGGGAATCAACGATATACACGATTTCTTAAAAGACAAAACTATTGAGCAAATTAGAATTAGGTGGCGATTATTTGGCGATGATGAACTCATTGAGCGAGATATGAAAAAGTCAGTAATGGAAACATTTACCAAACAAGTAAGTGTGACCTATAAACGAAACCTAACTGGTAGATGTAATTTATGGAGGCAGGGCAAAGCAATAGTAAAAGGTTGTTTAGATAATGTTGTAATTCGTAGTCCACACTTTGCGAGTTATGGGACACGAGATAATATCTTACCTAGTGAACTACCTAGTGGTAAACCATGTAATAGTTTAGTCACTATTTTAGAAGATTACACCGAAGAAACGATTTATCTTAATCATTATATGACTAAATCGCTGCGAGAGTTCTTGGATCAAAAATTAAAAAGAACTGACGCTGTGTTCGGCAATAATATAGATATGAAATACTACTGGCGAATTAACAAAATAACTATGGAAAAACAACAATATATTCAATGGTATTTAATGGAGAAAAGAAAATGAGTTATAAGATAGTAGTAATGAGTTGCGACAGAAATGAAGATTTGTGGTTGCCTTTTCATCATTGTATGGAAAAGTATTGGAAAGACCACCCAGAGATTATTTACTCTACCGAAACAAAGATAAACCCATACTATAAGACTATCACTTGCAATTTACCTGTAAGTTCTTGGACTAAAAGAGTGTATGAAACAATTAAAGATTTAGAGTGTAGGCACATACTCTTAATGGTTGACGATATATTCTTACGAGATTATGTTGATAGCAAGAACGTTAATAAGGTTTGTTATTACCTAATAGACAATGTAGTTGCTTTTAATTTTGAACCTTCGTTTGATAAAGGCGATATTCCACTTAATAATGATGTTCTTATAAGAAACCCATTTGGTAAGTTCAAGTTATCGTGTATGGCTCAAATGTGGCGAAAGAGATATATGTTAGATTTGTTTAACACTCATAAAAACCCATGGGCATTTGAGAAAGAAAACAAAGCAAAACACTATGTGTATTTCATTAGCAAAAATGGGGACATACTAAATTGGGGTAGAAAGAAAGATGACTGGCGATTTGGTGTAGTCAAAAACAAATGGGCAAAAGAGTGTAAAGAGTTCTTTGATAAAGAAGGACTAGAAATAGATTATTCTATAAGAGGTTTTTGGGGAGAGGAGAATTAAGATGAAAAGAAAAACCACCGATTTAGAAATTAGACTTAATGAAAATGGTTATAAGTTAAGTCACAAGACCTATGTAGGAAAGAAAGCAGAGAAAGTTGATGAGTTTGTCTATCTAAAAAATAATGGAACAACCTTATACCAAGTAAATGTTGATAGAACAAGAAATCGCATTACTAGTTATTCTTTCACTAATAGAGCTTTCTATGTATTCAATAGTGATAGCATTGATTTGCTACAAGCACTCTACATTGATTTCACTAACGAAATTAAAAGAATTGAAAGCGAGGTAAAGCAAAATGATTAGTTTACCAATTTGGTTATTTGTGCTTATGTGTGTATTTAGTTTTATAGGCATTTGCACATTTTGTCTAGTGATTTACGCTATTGTAAGTTCATTAGTTTGTCCAATATATAGATATGATGTAGATGAGGAAGAAGAATATGGGACACAAGAAAACAAACAAAAATGATGTTCAAAAACTTAAATTAAAGCAAGCATTAAAATCATTAGTAGAGTGTTGTATTTGTATTCTTGCTTTTGAAAAAAGTTTAGTTGATGATCCAGAGCAAAAAAAGAAAATACAAAAGATTATCAAAAATGGAGAAAAGACCAAAGAAATTATTGACGGAATTAGACATATTGAAATCTTAATCAGTTTGTTTAATACATTTATCACAGGTAAAGAACAATACTTTGTTATCTCTACTTTAACTATCTTAAAAGATGTTAAGAAGTTTGATTCTACCGAAAAAGGTTTCAAAGAGTTTTTAAGACTTGAAAAAGAAAGTAGAGAAAGGTTTGAAAAAGAACAACAAGAAAAGAAAGAATTGCAAGAGAAAATTGCAAAGGCGAAAGAAGAAGGCAAAAAGGTTGAAATGACCTATGTAAATGGGAAAGTTGAACCAGTTATTATTGAAGAAAAACCAAACTAATCGTATAATGTTAGAGTAGAGTATGTGGGTAATTCCTTTGTCTGCCTTTTCATAATAAATAGCACATATACTCTACATTGACGTTTTGTGAGGAAAGTGGTGTTTCGGTCAACATAGCACCACTTTTCTTTAATGATATAATATATAGTGAGGTATTTTATGGCGAAAAAGAAAAATCAAGTTCAACAAATCATTGATGAATATAAAGACCTAGTTGATATTCCTTTTGTTAATGCGATGATAGAACAAAATGGTAAGTTAGGCGATTTTGAAATGAACAAAACCACAATTAGAAATATCGCAGAGTGGTCGCTTAATGGCGATAGCAATAAAGAGATTAGAAAGAAACTTGAACTTACTAGACAACAATGGGAAATCTTAACAAACATTTGTCCTGTTCTTGTTATGGTAATGAGAGATACTAGACATCTTGCTGATATGGTAGTTGCTGGTAGTTTATTCCAAACTGCTATCGGTGGTAAAACCATTAGAAAGCAAGTAGTTAAAAGTGTAAAAGAATATGATGATAAAGGTAGAATATGTGGCGAGAGATTAGAGAAAGTGTGGTTAGAAGAAGAATTACCACCTAACCCTATCTTATTAAAGTTTCTTGCCGAACATAAAATGAGTGAACAATTTGGCGAAAAACACATTGATAATAGTGCGAAATATAGAGAAGTCATTGATAGTTTTTCTAGCGATGAACTTGCGTTGATCCAACAAGCAAAAGAACAATTAGAAAAAGAAGATAAAGAAGATGAAGATTAAAAGAACTTATGAGCAAAGAAAGGCAAGTGAGAAACTTGTTAATCAAATTAAAAGGGTAAAAGAACAAAACGAAAAATCTAACCCTGCTTTAAGTGAACAAAAAAACAAAGAAAATGCTTACGAGTTTTACTCTAATCTTTCTAGTGAAGAAAAAATTGTATTTCAAAGAGAGTTAGAGAAAAAGAAATTAAGAGATAGTTATATTGCTTATCTTAAATACATCTACCCAGACTTTATTGTGACTAGATTTCACGCTATGCTTTCAAACATTTGCGAAAGTGTAGTGAGAAAAGTAGAGGCAGGGCAAAGTGTAAGACTTTTATTATCAGTTCCACCACAACATGGTAAATCAACAGTAGTGACTAAAACTTTGCCTAGTTGGTTTGTTGGTAGAAACCCAAAAAGGTGGGCGATTCTTACAGCATACAATGCAGATATAGCTGAAGAGTTTAGTGATAATAATAGACAACTTATTAAAAACTATGGTGCTGAAATCTTCGGTATTCAAACTAATACTAGCCAAGACAATAAGACATTATTTCAAGTTCATAAAATAGGCGAAAAAGAAGTGCCTAGTAGTGATAGTGGAATTATGGGTGTGGGTATAGCTGGTGGTATTACAGGTCATGGTGGGTCGTTGATTATTGTTGATGACCCATACAAGAACTCTACAGAGGCAGAAAACCCAAACATTAGAGCAAACTTATCTAGGGTATTCAAAGATAGTGTTTTAACAAGAGCAAGAGGTAAAGGAAACGCAGTCATCGTTATTCATACTAGGTGGAACGATGATGACCTTATAGGAGAATTAGAAAAAACAGGGGACTGGATAACCATTAACATACCATGTGTTTGGGAAAAAGGTATTGATAAACTATTACATAGAAAAGTAGGGGAAACATTATGCCCAGAGTTAGGTTTTGACGGAGAGTGGGCGATGAGAACTGAAAAAGCAGTAGGCAAAAGAGTGTGGAATGCTTTATATCAGGGCAAACCATACATTGATAATGGCGATATGGTTAGTAGAGATAATATAAAGTTCTACGATAAAAAATCTAAACCACTTGCCTTTGAGGAAATCACACTTTCTTGTGACTTATCGTTTGGTGGTAAAAACGCAAACAATGACCCATGTTGTCTTACTGTTATAGGTAGAATTGGTGGTAATCACTACATTTTAGATGTAATAAATAAAAAACTATCTTTTACTGAAACGCTAGAAAGAATAAGATATTTATGTGGGAAATACCCTATTAAAAAGAAACTCATTGAAAAAAAGGCAAATGGTCAAGCAACTATTGATTCGCTAAATAGGGAGATAGGTGGTTTCGTGGCTTTTGAACCAGGATCAAAGAGTAAAATTGAAAGATTACAAAATTGCTTACCATTTTTTGAGGCAGGTAATATGTATTTCCCTGATGAGAGTATCAATAGTGAAATTGATGACTTGGTTGAGCAACTTTTAAGGTTTCCTAACACCACGCACGATGATTTTGTTGATACTCTCTCACAGTATTTGTTAAACTATGAGTATAAGTATGGTGGTAAAATCGCTACTGATACTAGATTTAAGGTGTTTGCAGACGCAATAAGGGGTTTGAAAATATGATTAGATTAAATGTTGATGAACAAGCATTAGAAACAGGCGAGTTGCTTGATGTAGTTAAAGACTTGTTTTGGTATCAAATCTTTTGGAAAGGTAGTTTTGGACCAGACATTAGATTAAAGAAACTACAAAAAGATATGTATTCAAATGAGGGCAAAGCACCTGTATTTTTCAATAGAAACATTAAATTAGCGACAGGTTATAACTTGTTAAAACCTTTATGTGATACTGCGACATCTACATTTATTGGTAGAGTGCCTGATATTGTGACCAAAGGCAGCGATAAAGAAAAAGAGAGAATTAGCAATTTCTCACTTATCGCAAAACACAATGACTTTGAAGAAGAAATTAGTGATGTTGGTTTGCAAGCAAGCATTACAGGTAGTGGTTTTTTAGGTATTTATGCCGATATTGGAGATGAGTTCCCACACTATCGTTCACTTGACCCACTTTTCACTAATGTTGTTTATGACTGTTCTATCGCACAAAAGAGATTATTTGCTTACCACATTTATTGGGACACAAGTAGTGCTGGTGGAATTAGTGGTAAATATGTTTGCTTAATCTATACAAAGAAAAAGATTTTTGCTTACTACACACAACAAATGAGTGTTCCAACATATATGGCTTTTAGTGTTTACCCACTACAACTTTTCTTAATTGACGGTGCTGAACGCTCTTTTGAAATGGAACATGGTTTCAATGATATTCCTATCGTTGAGTTCTTAAATAACAAAGAACAATTAAGCGACTGTAAAGCAGTTATCGGTTTAATTAGTCTTTACTCACAATTACAAAATAATCGTTTCCAAAATGTTGATGATATTATTAACTACTTATTAGTTATTAAAAATGTTAATCTTGGCGATGATAAAGAAACCGAACAAGCTATTAGTTTAATTAAAGACCATAGAGTTTTACCTATTGAAGGTGCTGATAGTGACGCAAAGTTCTTATCAAACCCATTAAACCAAACCGATATTCAAACTCTTGCTAACGAATATAAAAATCTTATTCACTACATTACTCACATACCAGATTTATCTAGTGTTGATTTCTCACAAAATGCTAGTGATCCAATTATCAAAATTAAAACTAAACCATTATTAGATTTATGTGATGAAAAAGCAAAGTGGTTCAACAAAGGTTATATTCAAGTTTTAGAGATGACTTTGGACTTTGTTGAAAGAAATAGTAAAGTCTTGTATGGTAAAGTTAAGTTTAGAATTGATGATATTGATTTAGTCTATTCTCATACACTACCAAGTAATGATACTGATATGGTCAATATGATAGTCAATTTAAGCAACGCAGGTTTATGTGATCCACGAGTTCTATTACAAAGTTTAAGTTGTATTCCTAATGTTGATGAATATATTAAAGGTATGAAAGAATATAACGAATATGTTGACTTGCGTAAAAAATCAAAAGAAAATAATAATAAGGGGACTAACGAAACCAATTTAGAAAGGCAAAACGCTACCCCACAGACTAGAAACCAAGAAGATAACCTTAAAAATGCTACACTTGGTCAAAGTCAAAATATAAGTGATAATAAGGTTGAATAAACCAAATTATAGGTTGCCGACTTACCAAAAAGTTGAGGTGCGAAAGCACATAAGAGAGCAACCCTAGTGCTATATCTAGGAGAGGAGAATAAAAGTAATTATGGAATTACCAAAAACCGAACAAGAGTTGCAAGCGATTATTGATAGTGCAGTCAAGCAAGCAACTGATGAAATCGTTTCTAAACACAATGGCGAAATGGCTACTTTGAGAACAAGACATAGTGCCGAATTAGACAAAGTGCGTAAAGAGGCGAATATGTCTGCCGAAGAACTTGCTAAACAAAAAGCAAGTGAATTAGCAGAACAACAAGCACAAGAGTTAAGCGATTTAAGAAACTTTAAGAAACAAACTATCTTAAAGGAAAAATTAGCGAACTCAAACTTGCCTAGTTATTTCGTTAATGATACGAGGTTGCTATCTGCCGAAGAAGGCGAACTAGATAAGGTCATCAAATCGGTCAAAAATGAATATGAGGCAAGCCAACCAAAAGGCACAACCCACTCTACCGTTGTCCAAACAAGTGGTGCTAAACCACAAGTGACCGACAAAGATAAAGCAAATGAACTTATGGGTAATGCCTTAAAACAATTAGTATCAAACAATTAAGGAGAAAATTATGGCTATTCTAAACAGTTCAGTAGTCCTTCCAGTTGAGTATTCAACTGAAATCATTAGAGGTGTTGTTGGACGTTCCAAAGCACTTGAATTAGGTAGAAGATTACCTGATATGAAAGGTAAAACCTACAAATTAAATGTTTTATCATCTTTACCAGTTGCTGGTTGGGTTAAAAATCAAGCAACCCCAAATGATACAAACTATGAAATCAAAAACAAACCAATTAGCGATTTAGCATGGACAGGTGTTGATGTTGTCGCAGAAGAAATCGCAGTTATCGTTCCTATCGCTCTTAACACATTAAAAGACGTTGAAGATTTTGGTGTTAGCATTGTCCCAGAAATTACCGAACAAGTAGTCGGTGCTTTCCAACAAGTTATTGACGCAACAGTTTTCTTTGGTCAAAGTTCCCCATGGTCAGGTTTCTATGGTTTAGTCGCTGGTGCGACAGCTGCTGGTGCAACAGTCACATGGGACGGTGAAGCTGGCTTATCTTTCTATAACGCTATCAATGACGCTATGGAATATGTTGAAGATAGTGGTTATCAACCAACTGCTATTCTTGGCGGTCCTTCCCTCAATAGTGCTTTCCGTAAGACAATTACAGCATTAGGTATTCTCGCTGGTGACCAAGGCGAAATCGGTGGTTTACCAAGACACATTGATTTAACTGGTGGTTTCTATCAAAGTGACGCATTTGCTATCGTTGGCGATTTCCGTTATTTAGTCTATGCGTTTAGAGAAGAAATGGATATGAGATTATTAAGCGAGGCAACATTAGTTGATCCAGCAACAGGTTCTACCTTATATAATCTTGCCCAACAAGACATGATTGCATTTAGATTCACAATGAGATTAGGTGTTGCTTTACCAAACCCAGTCAATAGAGTTAATGGAACAGCTAGCAGATACCCATTTGCGATTATTCTTAACGCAAAAGAAGGTAGTGCGTCCTAATTAAACTTATCAACTTAAAGGGTGTTCGTAAGGACACTCTTTTTTTTATGTTTTTTTCACACCTAATTTATGTATATAATTATTACGAGGTATTTAACTATGAGAAATGACTATGTAATTACAAACGAATACTTAAAAGAGAACTATGGTTTAGACCTTAATGATTATGCGTTAGAGGGTGCTTTGATCCCTGCTATTATCAACATCGCATTAGATAAGGCAGTTGATATTTTTTGCGAATACAACGATAACATTAAAGGTGCTAGACAACTCAACGATTATTTGGGACTTAATGATGATTACTTACTTGCTAGTGATAAACAAGAGGCATTTAAGAAACTACAATATCAAATTGTCTATCGTTTAATCTTTGAAAGTGGTTTAGACATTAAAGATGAGTGGTTGATTTCATTACTTGCTAAACAACTTGGTTGTAAAATCAATGGTTTCCAAAAAGGCATTTTCCAAAAGTAGGTATTGTTTATGTTTAAGACACCATTATTACTTTGCGATAGAAGAATATACACATATAAAGGTAAATGGAAAAACCCAAACCAAGATTTAGATGATAACATTTTCTATTTCATCAAAGAACCATTAACATTAGTTGCCGATTACACAAAAGGTAGAGAGCAATTAGTTGAAACTATGACCATTACAGTCTATGGTGCTAAACCTATTTGTAAAGAGGACATCATCACACTTGATAATGGGACAAAATATAGAGTTCAACAACTTACTTATAATTATGTAGAACACAACATTTTAGTTAAAGACTTATTAAAACCTAGAATTGAAAGCATTGATTTGGTATTAGTATAATGGAATATAATTTGGAAAACTTTACTAATCTTCTAATAGAGTTGATGAA